AGGGCAACTGCCACCCGGTTGTACTGTACTTAGTCTTTTTTCTTTTCGCTACCCTTGTCGTACTTCGACTTGCCGGCAGTCTTGAGAGCCACGGCAACTGCTTGTTTTTGCGGCATTCCTTTGCGTTTCATAAGTTCTTTGATGTTTGAGCTCACGACTTTGTCTGACTTACCTTTTTTTAGTGGCATACTATTTACCTCTTTTTTGTCTAGATTCCATTAGCGTATTTAGTCTTTCCATCTCTTTCTTATCCCCCGCGGCCTCGGCTCTTCTGAATGCTTCGACCTCGGTAGGATGTGCGTCGGGGAATCGAGCGCGGAAGATTTTAACGTCCATCGCGTCTATACCTTCTCTGAATGTATCCCGGACTGTTTTGGCTGCGGCTGTCCCTGTCTCGACTACTTTCTCTTTAGCCTGGTTAAGCCTTGCTCTGATACGAGCCAGTGTTTCTGGGTCGATGATATCCCCAGCTGCTGCTACTTTATCCGAAGCTTGCTTGCGAGGGATGGGCTCTTCTTCGTCTGGAACATCCGGCAGTGCCAGAACACCAGACCCACCACTTGCTAGGGTTTTACGGAGATTGTCGATGACTGGAATACTCACATTGTCTATGGGTGTGTTTTGAAAAACTGGCCTAAGCTTACCACTCTGAAGGTCTCTCTCGGCTGCAGCGTCTATGCGTCTGTCGACCATAGCTCCTTGTCTTGCTAGTCCTCCGCTGAGCGCCTTTTGCATCTTCATATCCGCTTCTAGTTGACGTGCAGCTCTTTGCTGACCACTGCCGTCGTCCACAAGGGATGTCGTGCTTTCGCCCTTTGGTCCTGGTTTTTGATTCATGTCCGTTCCGAATACGCTTTTATCGCCTCGGAGTACATCGCCGGTAGCATCAGCTGCTTTTTGGGCTGCGGCTTGGATTGCTTTTATTGGGGCAGACGTAGTTACGGGTTGGATTACTTTTTTATTGACTTGCTTTAGACCGCCTCCGACTTTGTTAGCGACGTTCTGTGCACCCTTCTGTATGTTCTTAACCCATTTAGGTTTTTTCCAACGCATGACTACTTACCTCCGCCTTCTGTCGTACTCTCTTCTGTAGCGAGCTGCCTGTCTTTGGTCTATTTCTTTTCGCTGTAATCTACCTTCTAGAGCATTTCCAAAATCTCTACGGCTCAGAGTGATGTATCTATTCAGTTCTTCTTCTTCTTTCGGAAATAGTTTGTATTTGTCTGCGTAAGGGTCTGCCGAGGAGAATCTAGCAAATAGACCACTTGCTTCCTTAAAACGCTTATCAAAATCAGGAGCTAGTCCTCTTGTTACTCCTACGGATTTTGGCTTTGCCCAGGGGTCTTTTGTGCCTGGCATCATTGTGGCGTTCAATGCTTGGCCTTGGTCTGCTAGACTGCTTGCCTGCACAGGCTCTGGTCCTTGAGGTGCGACGGGGGGTCTACCGGACGTGTTGACCGGTGCGTTTGGTGGCTTTGGAGCCATGCTTGTATTCTTTAGGATTTGCTCTTTAGTCAGGGGCTGTTGTTGTTCCTGCGCCTGCATTACATTTCCTGCGACAGTCTTATTATCTTTTAGTTTAGTCTGAAGCTTTCTGAGCATTCCGCCTATCATTATTGACTCCTATAAAAAAGGGGTCCCGAAGGACCCCAGTCTGGCTTCAGGAAGCCTGGCTTACACCGTGAAGTTCTGAATCTTCAAGCAAGCCTTCGGATGCTGGTTCACGAGGACGCCCAGACCGAACATGTAGCTCACAAGCTTCTTCTCGTGTCCGCCGCCGCTTGTAGGACGCAGGTGGAACTTGCTCGAAGAACCAGGAACTTCAACTGCCTTGAAGTCTGTTCCAACGAATTCCATAACCTTGCTTTCTTCGCCCTTGCCGCTTGGGAGGGAGAACGCTTCGGTCTTCTTGCAGAACTCGGAAGTCACGAACTCAACTGCATCTTCAGCGTGCTGATAGATGAACTTGCGGACACCGCGAGTAGCGTCTTCGACAGAGTTGAAGCGACGGTCGGTTTCGCGGCCTTCGATGAGGCTGTCGAGCATTTCAGGAGCGCAGAGGAGTGAGCTGTACTTGTAACGGCCCTGGCCAACTGCAGTCTTGACTTGCGAGAGTGCTTGCTGGATGTGGGTCACGTCGATGGCAGAAGCACCGCAGTCCTTGATAGTCGAGCCGGTTACGCCGCTCATGGTGATTCCGTGAACTTGACGGCCGTCGTTTGCAACGAGAGCGCCGAGTCCTGCGATGATTTCGGTAGCTGTGCCGTAGTCACCAGCGAATGCACCGCTGAGGTCAGCACGGCTGTGCGAAGCCGAAGTCGTTCCGCGATAAAGAAGGTCAGAAGCGTCGATTGACGAAGCAGCGACGTTCGCGAGAGCGACAGGAGCGCCGGAAGAGTTGATAGCTTGGAGAGTGACTTTGTTGTTAGGACGGTCGATAGAAACGACTTTCCATGCAACTGCGGTTGCAGCCATGTCTGCAGTACCATCTGGGTCGCAGTTCAGGAGAAGGTCGTCGTACTCGAACCAGCCGACGTGGCCGCGAGAAGAAGCGAGAACGCTCAAAGTCACTTCGACTTTGCCTTGCGCGATGCCTGCATCTGCAACAGAAGCAACAGTACCGAGAACACCGAGACCATCGTTATAAAGGTCAGCGGCTACACGGCGCTTCAGATACACGAGCTTGTCTTCGAGTTCCATAGCCAGGTTGTCTGCGTACTTAGCAGGAGCCATCTTGAGGCGCTCGAACAGCATGTAGTCGATTTCGATTGTAGCGTTGAGTTCTTTGAAGATTGCTACTTTTTCTTCTACTGCAGAGCGCTGAGCTGCAGGGAATGGGCCGGAAGAACCGATTGCTGCGTACTGAATAGCAGCTGGTCCACCGCCGACTTGGAACATGAAGCGATGCTCACGTCCGCCAGGCATACCGACTGTCATTTGCTTAACAGATTCCCAGTCTCTATGGTCGCGCACCAACTGGCGGCGGAAGCCTTTCGAGAAGGTAATCTGCAAGAGTTTACCGAGTAAGAGTGAATCCACATTATTGATAGCCATGAACGAGAACCTCCAAAATTAGAGCCGGAAATTACTGGCCCCGTAGTAAGAGCCGGGTTAAACCTCTTATATCTCCGGCGTCAATTTTTGAGTTAACAGCATCTTGGGTAGCCTGTCTACTAGGGCTTGCAGCGGAAGTAGCCTTAGCTGCTACCTTTTGTTGGGCCGTAGTTTTGGTGGACTCGACTGCCTTGGATACGACTTCTTTTTGTGTCTTAGTGAACTTGTTTCGCACTTTACCAGCGATATCAGACATGATTTGTTTGATGGCTGCGTCGGGGATATTAGGGTTCTTTTCCTCAACCTTGACCAGCTCCTCGATGGACTCCCGCCAGATAGCCTTATTGATAAAGTCTTCTAGGTCAGAGTCGCCTACCAGGCCGTCTACCCGGACAGCGTTGAACTGACGCTCGAGACGCGAGTAGAGTGCGTCTTCGCGGGCTCTGGTACGCTCGGCTTCGATAGCTTGTTTTTCTGCCTCAAGCTGTCTTTTCTCTTTAGCAGTAAGGCGTTGCGCTTTTTTGGTCTGCTCTTCGCGCTCCCACAAGGCGAGTTCTTCCGGGGTGGCGTACTGGCGCTGTTCGCGGCGCTGGATTTCTGCGTCGATAAGGGCTTTGAAAGAGCCTTCTTTTCCGTAAAGCAGGTCGATTAGAGATTCTGCACCTTCTTCGGCTGCGGCTTCGATACGCTCGAACGAGGTCTTTAGGTCCGTGTAATCGGGCCGGATGGTCTCAATCTCTTGAGCAAGGCTTTCCGCTCGTCTTGCGGCTGCGTATTGCTCTGCGATGAATCCTTTGACTGCTTCTTTGTCTGAGAAGTCGACTTTGATTCTTGCGTATTTTCCGTCGGCAAGTTCAACTCGGATGGAATCGACTGGACTGTCTGTAGTTCCTGATTGGGCGGCAGCGGCTTGCTCTTCTGCTCCTTGTTCCTCGGTCGGACTCTGTGTCCCTGCGAGTTCTTTCTCGATGTCTTCGTCGGACATTGGCGAGTCAAGGTAGTCGGGCTCCATACTAAGGGTTGGGTCTGCATCGTTCTGGAGCTCCTGCATGGACTCAAGAACAATATCAGACATGCTTGCACTGCCTGCTTTCGGGTCGACGGTCGTAGCCATGTGTTTTTCTCCTTTGTTGGGTACACACGGCTGTTTTACACGGAAGCTAGGGACAAGTCAAACATTATTGCGCGGGAGGGGCTCCGCCCATCAAGGCTGCGAGAGGATTGGCTGGAGCCTGGGCGCTGGCCTGGCTTTGGGCTGCCATCTCTTCGCGTTCTTTGATGTGTCTGTCCACGAGTGCTTTGTCCGCCTCTGGCAGAGCATCGTACTCGGCAGACATGACGTAAGTGTAGCCTTCTTCGAGCATTGCATTGTGTTCTTGCAACTCGCGTGGCGTAATGTAAGTCTGGTTGGCAATCATGCGCTCGAATATTTCTCGCTGTCTTATGGCAGCTAATTGTGTTCTATCCACCAAGGAGTCCAGCTCGTTGAGTTTGAGCATGCCAAGGATGGCACGGGCTGTCAGGCCTGCTTCTTTGAGAAGCGGAATCATCTGATAGATTTCCTGGCGACGAGCCATTGGGTCGAGAGAGAAGCTTGTGCCGTATTCTACAACCAGGTCGAAACCGCCTTGGATGTCTGCGCCTTGTAAGTCCACGGTCTCGAATGCTCTTTCCTTGCCGAGCACTTTAATAGTCTTGGGAGTCTTCCAGTGTTCCCGGACAACTGAAAGAAAGTCCTTGTAAACTGCCTCGACAAATCCGACGTATTTGTTAAACAGACGCCGGCGAATCATGTTGGACTGCTCGACAGCGTACTGCATCGAGAAGCCGGAGGTCTCACGGGATTGCTGACCCATGAGTGCTTCGGTGATTCCCATGATATCGTCTAGGTTTTGCTTCATGCGGTCGCGGATATTAGGAAGAGCCGCAGGCATGGGCAGGGGTTCCATGAAGTTTGGCGGAATTGCACCGGTGTACTTGATGATATCCCAGGGTGAGTTTGTAATAGAACCTTTAGCGACTTCTGCCGATTCTGGCATGACCAGTCTGGCTACGCCGTGGGCTGCTAGGATATCTAGCATGACGTTGTCGAGACGGTTGATAACGTCCTGCAGGGCTGCAGCGTAGGCGACTACAGACTTGCCCCAGTAAGTGCCTGGCACGTCGATGTCTGTCAGGAGATGGTAGGGAAGCTTAGCGTAGGGAGCGCCTTGCCTGCCGTCCTTAGCTACTGTGTGGAAGCGGTGCGGGGATACGCTGAGCTCGGTTAGGAGGCAGCCGTCCTCGAGGCACCACGCATAGCGGCCTTGCATGCCGTTCTCTGGCGTGCCTGTTTCCCAGTACTGATAGACACGAACGATGTCGTAGTAGTGCTTGTTGCCGATGGCCGAGCGGGAGGCCGGCATGTTTGCTGTCTCGTCTGCTGTTCTGAGACGATACTTTTCCATCTCTTTCATTTTGTCTGGGAAGAGTCTGCATGCGGTTTCGTAGCGCATCGGGATTTCTTCAAAGACAAAGCGGACTTCGTCCCAGGTGTGCGCATCTGGGTCTGGATAGATAGACCACACGGATGGAACGGTGTAGGAGAAGTCGCCTTCGGTCTTGACCGCATTGGTCTGCTCGTTGTAGTCGACAATCTCGCCCTTGTCAGGGTCCATAACTGTCTTGCCGAAGCCGTTGCCGTAAATGAGTGTATTGAGATTGACGCGGTCTTGGGTCTCTTGCATCTTATATTGACGGATACCAAAGCGTACGAGTTTATCTGCAGCGTCTGCTCTGCGGCGGTCGTCACGGTCTGAAGTCAGAGGGCGTGGTACGACCGTCGGAGGGTTGGCAGACATCTGTGAGTGGAAGAAGCGAATGTTCTTCATGACGTAGTTGGCTGCAATGTTGGACGCGGAGGAGTCAACTGGGGCTAGGCCTAGCTCGGAGACGGACTCGAACGAAAGATTGACGTCGCCGCCTGTGAAGAACTCCTCGAAACGGGAGGCAAAGACTGCACGTTCGTTCTGTTCCCACTGCGCTTCTTCTTTGCGACGAGCCATCTTGGCGAACTCGAGTCGCTTCTTTAGTTCTTGCTCTGCTTTTTCCTTGGAGTCCCAGAGGTCGAGAATCATTGGTTACCCCTTCTTCTTTTGCTTCCGTACTTTACCCGGAAAACGAATAAGAAGCAACTTAATCAAACTTTGTTTTTCTTCGCTTTTGGAAGTAGTCTTGTTGGAGTTGTTGTACTCTTTCTCTTGTGAGTCCGACCCAGTCTCCCGCATAGTCTGTGACCTTTCCTTTTTTCTGCATTCCTGGCACCCGCATCCATTCTTTCCGTACATGAAACCTCCTAGTGCCTCGGGCTACATTTAGTACATTGTTGTAGTCTTGCAGGGCTTGGGCTACACGGCGCATTTGTGCTATGCGTCGGGATGTCCAGATAGAAAGTCCTGCGAAGACCATAAGCTGCAGAAGAAAGAGTATAACGAAAGTTACCAGCGAGTCCATGGTCTCCCCCATGCAGAGCGTTTGATTTTTGTCTGAGTCTGTGCCTTGCTGTTCTTTTGTTGGTTATATTCGCGGATTTGCTGGTCCCAGGTCTTCTTGTGGTCGACGACGTTTCCTTCGTATTTCGGACGGTTGTCTACGAAGTAGTTGAGCGCGTCGCAGAGGTGGTAGTTGTGTGCATGGGCAATTTTGGTTGGATTGACCTCAGACCACTGGGCTGACTGTAGCTCGTCCTGCAGGTCCGAGCACCACTCGGCCACGAAGAGATTGACGCCGAGGGCTTGGTTTGTGGCACTAATCATGTCGAGCTTGCGGTCTGACTTCTTGTAGACGCCCATGTAGCTGATGCCCTGCGCGGCCGCGAGCTGCATGTACCAGGTAGCTGCTGTGTCGTAGATACGCCGTACGATGTTGAGGCCTGCAGTGCGCCGCATGACCTCGTTGATAGTCTCGTTGGGGTTCTTGGAACGGAGGTAGTCTGCCCGGATGACATACCAATGGCCTGTCGCAGGGTCCTCGGCTGCCACGATGAGGCCGTGCTCGGAGGCGGCTGCAGGGTCTGAAGACTCTACATGACGCCAAGCTGGGCTGTAGCCGACGGGGTTACGGATAATGCTAGGCCGGAAGTTGTAGACCCCTCTGTCGCCGACCAGCCAGTCGCCGTGGAGGATGGTGTTCATCATTGCCTCGCCCATAACCCTGGCTGTCTCGAGCTGGACTTGCTTTTCTTCGTCGTCGATGGCTGGGTTGTCTAGCATGTTGATACGGATGGTCATGGCTAGCTCGGGCGGAAGCGAGTCCAGGAACTGTTTGACTTCGGGATTGGGTATCTTGGGGGTGAAGGTCAGGAGCATAGGCCCTTTATTGACGAGAATACGCTTAGAGGTTTCCTCGATAATACGAGAAGACGCAGGGAGCTCGTCACACCAAGCGGCATGGCCTGTGAAGGACTGCACGGCCTGCTGAGCCTGGTTAGTGTTGTGGTGAGAAAAGTAGAGGATTGTGTTGCCGTTGTGCTTGTTGATGACTTTCTGCAACGCGCCGCCTTGACGGATTTCCCGGATAGAGTCTGGCTCGTGGATGTGGCGGATGATTCGTTGGTGCAGAGACTCTTCGACCTGCTTTGAAGTACGGCCGAGAATGTAGAATTGCAGAGAGTCGTGCCAGTGGTCGGGTCGCTTCCAGCTTACGCCGTCTTCGCGGAACATTGTAGCGAAAGCCTTAGCGCCGGTGGAGGATTTTCCCGACTGATTTCCTGCTCTTACGACGATGTACCGTCTCTTGCGTTGCAGGACGGCGTCGATGATTTCCTGTTGAGCGTCGGTCGGCTTGGAGCCTGGCCGGGTCGGGTCGAAGGCTTCGAGGAGTTCTTTGGTTTTGAGTTGCTCAGCAGCGGCTGCGAGCTGCCGAAGCAGGGCGTCGCGGCTCATTCGAGAGGAGCTTTCTTCTTGCGACGCGGGCCTTTGGTCAGAGCCTTATGCAGCGCCTCTGTGGCGACTAGCTCTGCGTCGCCGATGCTTCGCACATCCACGGCGTCCAAGGATAGGATTTTACGTTTGTCGATATAGAAGTAATACGCCGTGACAGAGCCGTCTTCGGTGTAGACTGCTTCCCAGGTTTCAGCGGGGATGACAACCGAGATACCGGTAGTCAGTAGTACGGAGTACTGATGCCTGACTTTATTTATGGACTTAATCGGTAGTGGCTGCATCGTCTGACTCCTCTAAAGCTTCGGGGAGAATAGCAGGTTTTTCTTCCTCAAGCAATGGTCTAATCAGATGAGCATTTTGTTTCAAGAACCCACGCAACTGGTTGATATCCATATTGTCGAACTTGGTATTGGTCTTCTGTGCTTGCTCCTGCGCCTCAAAGGCCAGTAGAGTTTTCAAGATGTTAACTTTGGCCGAGGAGGCACGGGGGTCTGGGTCGTCCAGGATTTGGACGGCCGCTTCCAAAGCTTTGTCTGTAAGGAACTTGATTTTTTGTCTAGATTCTTCCTTGTTTATAAACCAGGCTCGGAAGCCCGGCTGATTCCACCAAGTCCTAAGCGCAGGGATGCCGGTCAGGGAGATGGCCCGGTCTACGGTCAGGCTCTTGAGGTCGAAGAGCATGGTCTCAGGGTCAGCCAGGAACGCCAGCAAGGCGGCTTTGGCTTTGCGCTGTGACTCTGTCGGACGAAAGGTGTCGGCTATGAGTTTGCCAATGACGTTTTCTTCTGTCTGGCTTTCCGGACCTGGATGTCCTGAATCGCGCTCGAATACCGGTTTCTTTCGTTCCATAGTGGCTCCTCAAGTTGAAAGAGGACAGTGCCTCTAATGCGGGTTAGTTGATTGATGACGCCTCGCTGCTGGAGCATGACAAGGTCTTCGTAGAACCGGGCATGGTTCATGCCGAGGGTTCGGCAGGCAGTGAGTATGTTGATTCTCATATAGCCTTCGCCGAACCGCTCAAAGAAATCATAATTTCCATAAAGTAGGATAAAGAGAACTTTATAATGCCTTAACTTGATGGTGCCGAGTCTAGGCCGCTTTCTTGCGGAAGTGACAGCGTGCATATTTCAGAGCCTCTCTGCGTCGCTTCTCTGTGAGCCCTTGGAGCCGGGAGACCCAGCGGATGAATACATCCTCGGAGTCGAACCGATTGAGGGCAGAGAGCATGTCCTTGTAGAACATACCGGGACGAACGGAGGAAATCAAGGGTTTGCGCAGAGTACTCGATGGTTTGTGGGCGGCTTTATGGGCCTGGATAGCCTTGTAAAGGACGCCATGAGCTTTGTAAGTCTTAGCCTTGACACCCCATTGGTAGGAGTGGTCGATGCACTCTATCACCTTGAGAGCCTTCAATTCTTTGAGCATACGGCTGACAGACATAGGGCTAACGCCAAGCTGGACAGCAATTTTCTCGAGAGGCAGATTGAAGGACTGCAGAAGGCCCCAGCAAGCAGTCAGGATTTGGAGAAGCTGGACACGCTCTTCTGTCTTAGCCCAGAGACGCAGTTCAGGGGCTAGCTGGTCTAGGGAGGACTGGTAGTAAGTCACTGTCTTGCTTACTGTGTTAAGGATAGTCCTACCCTCCTCCTGCCCTTGGCCGGGCCCTCCTTTGACGGACACGGTCGGCGGGGCGGAGGCCAGCCAGTCAGAGAGTTCATTGACCAGTCTTTCGTTGACGTAGACTCTGGTTGCTCCGGCTCTGTCGAAGAAGTGCAGTGTCTCCGGAAGCAGTTCTTTCAGGAAGGCTTCGATGTTGTCTGACTCGATGTGTTTGTCCAGTACGACGAATGCTTTGATGTTGCCCGACACTGAGGTCGTCACTAGGGCGTATGGCAGCGAGAATTCCAAAGCGTTCTGCAGTCTTTGCGCTGTCCATCCGGCCGGGTAGTCCTTGGCGTCGAAGTCCAGGCAAAGCATGTTCTGCAGTCCGAGGATTGGCAGTCTATTCTTTTGTAGTCTTGCGGTGTTGTTCAGCTGGTCGTTGTAGAATCGTGTGCGGAACCATTGAGTCTGGTTGCCGAGGTCGCGTGGCAGTTTGTACTTGAGTGTCGGTCCGTTAGGTACCTTTAATTCCTTGAACATTCTTCTATTCCTCCGTTGACAGAAGTCCCCGCTCTTGGTATAACTAAAACGGTGGTCGCTGTCAAGTGGCTACCACATTCCTCCCCCCCCCTGGGCTCAGCTATCCCCCTAGCTGGGCTCTTTCGTTTCGCTAGCACTCACTCGGGAGTCTCGGCTTGCAGCCTCGCCTCGTCTCAGCCTGACACGGTCTGCTTCTTCCTCGGACTCGGCCTCTCTCTTGGATTATGCCTGACCGGCGGTGCCGGACGTAGTACTCGCTCTTGGACTCGCCAAGGAAGATATGCCAGTGGAACAGAGGGACCCGGCTGACTTTGTAGATAGCCTTGTTGATTTTCGGGCTGCCCTCGTTGTCGAATCTGCCGTCCATTTCCTGCAATACATAGACTTCTCGGTCGGTTAACTCTGCCAGCCGGACTAGCAGAGCCTCGTCCCGGGTGATATCCAGGTCGCCGTGCCAGACCTTGCCGGCCCCCTCCACGATGACATTGGCGTTGAATAGCACAAGATTCTTAGGAAAGTTCTTCCGGTAGGTCGACTTGGACCCGGCAATCATACGGCCGTGGTGCCCGAGAATCAGCCGGACAGTGTCTTTGACGGCCTCGAGGCTGCCGGGCTCGGTGGTGTCGGTCATGGTCTTCTCCTTTGTAGTACACACATCGTACAACGAGTTTAGCACTTCCAGGGGGTTGCGGTCAAGGCCTTTTGGGGTACCTAACCCCCAGTGTGGACAGGCAATTTCCCCCTGCCCCACCACCCTTGCCCCACTTGCCCCCTTCCTCGAAGCCGGTCTCGGCCGAGAATCGCTCGGTCGGCGCAACCGGGGCGACGAGGTCGGGCTGGCCAGTCCCCCCCTGCCCCGCTAGCCGAGCCGGGCTGAGGCCTGCCGGGCTGGCCGGGTCGGGCTGAGGCCTGCCGGGCAGCGAGAGCCGGACAAGCCCTCGGAATCACAGTCCCAAAAAAAAACTTGCTTGACAGCCTCAAGTTTTTCCGAGAGAGGCCGATACGTCTTGTGAGGGTCGGGAACGCCACTGACTCACCGGGGGATGCAGGCCGGGATATAAAATGCACCAGAGTCAGGATGAAACCGCTCGAACGTGTCGCGGGATGTGTGTCCCGCCTGATGAGCTCAAAAGAGCGAAACACAAAATAGGAGGAAACATGTCACTCTACACTATCTCTCTCAACGGTGAATTTCTAATGCTCTGCCGCGCCTGTCATGTT